CACTGGGGGGCTCCTCTTGATGACGGCCGATTGTTGTGGTCGTCGGAAGGATTCCAGACACGTGGATTTTCATACCAATCGTACGCGTACTCAAGGTAAGCATGCTAACAAGCAGCTTATCGTGAATATGTCGGGCTACACCGGTGGCCCCGCAGGTAGCGGGGATCCGGGCACGCCTGGTGTGTTCGCCCCTCGTTGGAACCAGGGATGGTTTACCGTCCCACAATGGTCCGACAGTATGGGGTTAAGCACCATTCGTGACCGTGTCGACCGTAAAGGTCGAGGCCGGTATGCAGCTCATGGTTGCGACCATGAACGATGGTATGGGCCTGTGGCCCCCCTTCCTCAGATGATGCAAGACCACGGAAACTTGTTTACACCAAGTTTTCCGCAGTACTGCGTCCCGGGGAAGGTGAATCTCTTCGTGCGTACCCTACCTGATTCGGCCTGGTTGGCAGAGAATTTGAAGGCTTTCGCCACATTTTCTTCTGCCTTCCCCGAGGAGATTAGCATTGCTAACTTCCTTTGGGAATTGCGTGAGTTAGGGACTCTTATCCCTAAGATAGCTCACACATACCTGGAGACTGTGCAGTCGGGTATCTTGAACGTTGAGTTTGGGTGGAAACCCTTTCTCAGCGACCTCAAGACCCTAGGCGAGCTTAACGAACGCGTTACTCAGAGGCTTGAACACCTCAGAGAAATCGCCGGTAAGCGAACCAGGCTTGGAGCTGTCAGCGAGAACTTCTACGTTGTAGGAGGTCTTGCTGATCAGGTCGAAAGCTACTACAAGTCTTTCCAAATCAGGGTGAAGCACCTTTCAACCCGTTACGATTGGCGAGCTGGAGGATACGTCTTCCAGAATCTCGACTATCTTGACGGATTGATTGGCCAGCTTCGTGCCTTCAGTGGTGCCCTTGGACTCCAGAACCCTGTCAAAGTACTATGGAATGCTCTTCCATTTTCCTTTGTCATGGACTGGTTTTTCAATGTTTCCGGGCATCTTGCCGCTGCGACTCCCCAGCCTGTTGGCTGGCAGACCAGCGGGTTCACGTCGAGCGTCACTACGACGACTCAACTTGAACTTATTGTGGAGAATCCTAATGTTATTGGCGTGGGTTTCCCACCGCGCAAACTTGGGACGATCTCCTACCGAAGGTACTCTAGGGTCCCTGGTCTTCCGGTTGGCGGTCTTACGATCTCCAACCTTTCTCCCAGAGAGCTAGCGCTGCTTCTCGCCCTTGGCGGGCGATAGTACGCGCAACAAAGGAGTCCACATGCTCGCTCAAACACTCACACTCGATGATCGAGCCGGTGTGGATGTCGTGTACCAGCTGGTTTCCCAGAATGGTACCGAAACACGCCGGATCGATGCCGCTACCAATCTCGCTTACCCTCGACAGTTGTCTATTAAACATACTGTCCAGGGTAGCGCGCTTGAAGCGGTCGACCGCCACCTGATCCAGTTCACCGATACGGTGTCCGGGGCCAAGGGGCCTGTCACGGCTACGGTCAATCTCACGATTGCCATGCCGCGGGATCCCGCCATGACTCAACAGAAGGTTGAAACCCTTCTCGCGAATCTTGTCGATTTCCTGTCAGATGGGAGTATTGCTACTCCCCTGCCGACCGTTGCTAACGTCACCGCCATCCTTCGGGGTGAAAGTTGATGTTATGGGGAACTTTCTGCTTTCGCTTAGTCAGCGTCTGCAGTTAGAACCTTCGGCCTCGTCTGAGCATAGCTCATACGATGAACTTGTGCGAGACCTACGCCCTCCCGATCCTCTTGGAATTGGGAAATCCATTGAGAAAAGGAAGAGGCGCGTCGGTGCGAGAGCAGAGCATGTGGCCTTGGATGGACTTCCTAATTGGAGCCCACGAAAAGCCAAGTTGCGGTTTACCGCAGCCTTTGTTCGCATCTGGTCCTGGACGACCCGCTTTGCGTATCGTCACCCAGAGATTCCAAAGCAGATCTTGCGACTATTGCTAATCGCAGTTCTGCAGAGGGTCTCTCCTTCCTTACCAAGACTCTTCCAGTCCTTGGAAAAGCTCTTGATCAAGGATTAGTTACACGTGTCCTCTCGGTACCGCGCGAGTTTAAACGCTCGCACAGCAACCGTAGTATACCTGCATTCCTGCAGGCGTACTTTAGGCTCGTGTTCGGGAATGACGGTGCACTCCTGGACGATGCAAACCCGGATGCCATCAGGCATATCCGGCAAGTTTGCTTTTCGATGTATAAGCTTGAGGTCCCTTATTCTCCTGAATCGGAGTCGAGAGTCATCTCGTCCTTCGTTTCGGTGGAACAGGAGCTTCCGGCTTCCTATGATGTGGATGGCGATCCAATTCTGGACGCGGCCTCATACATCATACGGGATGTCTTTGAATCTTTCGATCCATTTGACATCATACCTCGACATGGACCAGGAGCCGTAGCCACTGGTGAAAAGATGGATGCTAAGTGGGATTTCTCCCGCCTGTATTCATCTATTCACCGTGTCTATCCCTACTATGATTACTACATGGTAGGGTGGGGAGATGAACTGATCGATCGTTTGAAATGGTGGCGATCTCTGGAGCGCTGCGAAAGCGGCACTGCAAAAGTCGTCCTCGTTCCAAAGGATTCTAGAGGTCCTCGCCTCATCTCTGCTGAGCCGCTGGAATACCAGTGGATTCAACAAGGATTAGGACGAGGTATCATGTCACATCTCAGTTCACATCCGTGGACGAGAGGTAACGTGAACTTCTTTTCTCAGGACAAGAATAGGGAGCTGGCGTTAAGTTCTTCACTTGACAATAGCTATTCTACTCTTGACCTGAAAGACGCCTCTGATCGTGTGTCAGTTGCGCTCGTGAGCAAGCTCTTCGCGCATAGCGATAAGCTGCTCTCGTGCTTACTGGCTACACGAACGACAGCAACTAAGCTACCGGATGGTAGCGTGGTCAGCCTTAAGAAGTTCGCTCCAATGGGTTCAGCTTTATGCTTTCCCATCGAAGCGATCGTCTTTTGGTCGATCATTGTTGCTGCGATCAGTAGAGAAACCCATCTCCCTCGTGAGTTAGTCGGGAAGGATGTGTTCGTGTTCGGGGACGATATTATCGTTCCCCGTCCATGGGCAGATCTTAGTATGCGGTCACTTGAGCGGTATGCACTCGTTGTAAACCGTTCCAAGAGCTGCATTGAAGGCCTCTTTCGCGAGAGTTGTGGCATGGACGCCTTTCGGGGCGAAGATGTCACTCCCACTCGTTTCAAGAAGCTCTTCACCGGAACCGTCACCGACGGCTCTGCATACGTTTCGTATGTGTCCTATGCCAATTCTCTTGAGGCAAAAGGATACAAACGAACGAGTGTTCTACTCTGGGCGCTTATCGAGCAGACGTATGGCTTGGTGCCACACGGTCTAGCTGATTCGCCGTTCCCGTGTAGAGTTGAGGATTGTTGGAG